AAGCCGCCGGAGCGATGAGTGCGCCTTGGGTTGTCAGCGCGACAGATTGGGTTGAACTGGCTGTCATGATCGGTGCCTTTGTCTTGGTGTCTATACGCATCTGGAACGCGCTACAGGAGCGCAAAGATGGAGCCGATTAGTGCCGCACTGACTGGCATCGCTTTGGTGCAGAAGTCTGTAGATTTTATTAAAGGCAATATTGCAACAGCCAACGACATCAAAGACATTGCCGGGGCTTTGGATGGTTTGTTTGCTGGTGAAAAGCAAATACAAAAAGAACGCTTTGCTGACAAATCAATTCTTGGGCAAACAAAAGATGCCGCATCAAAAGTTATAGATGCAAAGCTAGCTAATGAAGCTATGCAAGAAATGAGAACTTTGATCAATCATCGGTTTGGTCATGGCACGTTTCAACAAATTATTGCAGAGCGTAACAAAGCTATTCGTGAAGAAAAGGAACGGGTATTAGAAGCAAAGCGCATTGCAAGAAAGAGGGCGCAAGAACGCAAAGAAATGATGATGATTATTGGCTCAGTTTTGGGTGGGTTAGTTGTTTTCCTTTTGTTTTTGGCTGTGTTTGTGATTACTAATGATTGAAATTATTTGTGCTTTGACTATGCAGGGAATGACTATGGCTTATGTGGATGGTCGCCCAAATGTTTATGTTAAACGTTGCGATTATCAGTGCGAAAAAAACATTAGAAAGACTTATCAGGTTAGACAACTTGATCATTGCCCCAAGTTTATAAAAGAAGAAACAAACTTACTGTATTACAACATTCAATAAAGGATAGGTTATGTGGACAAACTTTATATCACCGATTGCTGGCATTGTAGGAAACTATGTAGAAGGCAAAGCAGAGGAATCCAAAGCAAAGTCCAGAGCCAAGGTTGCAAAGGCTGAAGCTGAAGCAGAGGTTTCCAAAAAGGTTGCCGCCGGAGATGTTGACTGGGAAAACACAATGGCTGATGCCACGAAAGACTCATGGAAAGACGAACTTTCTTTGGTGGTTTTGCTACTCCCTTTGCCACTTGTAATGTTTGAAGGCACACGAGAGGCTGTCAAAGAGGGTTTTGCTGTGCTGGAGACACTCCCTGATTGGTATCAGTGGCTCTTATTTTTGGCAATCTCGAGCAGTTTTGGAATCAAAGGTGCAGACAAACTCATGGGTCTGCGCGGAAAAAAGTAGAACCTCTTGCTGGGAGAGAGCCAATGGGCAACAGATTATCACCCCACTTTACCCTGCAAGAGATGACCAAAAGTCAGACAGCGATACGCCTCGGAATAGACAATACCCCCTCAGAAGGCCATAGAGAGGCACTAGAGGGGCTTTGTGTAAATGTGCTAGAACCCCTGCGGGGACACTTTAAATCGCCTGTAATCGTCTCCAGTGGCTATAGAAGCCCCATGCTGTGTGAAGAAATAGGTAGCAAGCCAACCAGCCAACATGCAATGGGTGAGGCCGCAGACTTCGAGATCATAGGTGTTTCTAACTATGAGGTTGCTTGCTGGATTAGAGATAACATTGAGTTCGATCAGCTGATCTTGGAGTTTTACGAGCCGGGTCAGCCAAACAGTGGCTGGATTCATGTGTCTTACAAATCTGATGGACACAATCGCAAACAGTGTCTAACTTTTGACGGAGATAATTACACGATTGGTTTGTTTGAATGAGATATAGTTTCAGCATGTATCTGGAAGAAAACGAAGACGGAGAGCCTGAAATTATTATGAAGGTTATCGGTTTAAAAGACTTTGATGAGGCAGAAGAACTTGCCAATGAATTGTTTTCTATTATTACAGATGAAGAACCAGAGAAAGAGATACTAAAACTCGTTCACTAGAAAAGAGAACCCAGTGACAAAACCAGTAGATAAAGAAGTTTTAATACAAGTCGTAGAAGCATACGAACAATTTGAAACAGCCGCCGATGCTGCTAGATCTCTTGGTATTGCCAAATCAACATTCAACTCTCGAATGGAACAAGCAAGAATGAGAGGGATCATTCCTAGCAATGAAGTTGAAACAAAAACTTACTTCAAGGATATTATTCCTGAAGGTGACTTGCCGATAGAAGAGGTTGTAGACCAACTTACTTCTCGTTTTGAAAAGCGCAAAGAACATATTGATGCTAAGAAATGGCAACGGATCAGAATGAAAGACAGCAAGCCAATCGGGTTGCTTTGGTTTGGAGATCCACACTTAGATGATAACTACTGCGACTGGCCTGTGCTTCGCAGACATGTAGAATTAGTTCAGAACAATGAAGGTATCTATGGTTGCGGCCTCGGTGACTATCAGAATAACTGGGTGGGAAGGTTGTCTCGACTGTATGCAGATCAAGACACTTCTCACGATACCGCTTGGCGGCTGGTGGAATGGTTTGTTAGAAACATCAATCCACTTATACTGATCGGTGGTAACCATGACATGTGGTCTGGCTCCGGCGATCCCTTGAAGTGGATGACCGAGCCGCACACAATCAGTGAAGATTGGAAAGCAGAGATTGAGATTCGATTCCCAAACGGGGAGGCGTGTCGAATCGTTGCCGCCCATGACATGCCGGGTCACAGCCAATGGAATCCCTTGCATGGTCAAAAGAAGATGGCAATGTTCAAGGGCGATGCACACCTATACATTGCTGGTCACAAGCACAACTGGGAGCTGGCACAGATGGAGCAAGTAGAAACCGGAATCGTTTCTTGGCTTGCTCGTGCAAAGGGATACAAGTCATACGACACCTACGCTCTTGTAAGAGGGTATGACAACCAAAACTATGGTCATGCAATCTTGCAAGTAATCAATCCAAACTCACTCACAGCAGAAGGATTCACCCACTGCTTTGTAGATGTTGAGACTGGAGTTGATTTTCTTAACTGGCTTCGGGATCGGGATTGAAGAACTTTGTCTGTGCTATAAGTGCAACACCTGTTCTCAACATACCCATCAGTGCGCGTGGGGTCATTCCATATACTGAATAAACACCTTCACTATCTCTGACGCAGAGTTCTGCTGGGAAGGTTTGGTCTACAGACTGACGTAGATATATGAGTTCTTTCTCTGGGATTGGCAGTGTCTCTAGTGCCTCTCTTGCGGCAGTAGAGCGTACATCGTTCCACCCTATAGAGTCGTTAGGAATACAGGCGATCTCTCGCAAGCGGCTCTCTGCTTGCAATGCGCGTTCTTTCCATGCTGATAGTTCGTCCATATTGTCCCCCTGTGGTGGCGGCGCGGGAGAAAGGAGGGAAAAACCGCGCCGCCGTGTTACAGTCTCTTAGAAAGGTATGCTGTCGTCAATGGCTTTAGTTGCGCCACCTTCTAATTTCTTGTCACTAAATGTGAGTGACATGTACCTCATCCCATCTTTTTCTTTGTTCCAGCAAGCAATGCGCCGATCTCCAAACGGCCCCGTGTAGTCTGGGTGTGCATCACTTTTCTTGTCATTCGGGAAAAGCGTTCCAACTTTTTGGTACACATCAATAATTTTCTTTCCGTCTTTTGTGACAGACATTGTGTATACCAATCGGATGTCCTCTCCATCATTGTTTGCTTGTCCTTTCAGAATCATCTTTTCATTTTCGCGTGGTGGAAATACTGCTCCACGATCAGTGTTGTCGTACTGTGTCATTACCAGTTTTCGCCTTTACTATCTGCCGCATACTTGTTGTCGTGTTCTCCAAGGAACACATCAGCATTGAACCCAAGGTGCGACAATCCCTTGGTCAATCCATCTGTTACTGCCATCTTTGGTGCGTCCTCTGCGATGCGTTCTTTCTTGTAGAAAGTTCTGCATCCAGTGAACGGCCCGAAGCTGTTTGTTTTTTCACCATGCCAGATTGTAATGTGTGCCAGAAATGCAACATCTCCGTTTGCCATAGTGATTGTTTCTGTTTCTGAGAACCATCCCCAGCCCTCACCTACCGGCCCAAATGCACGAGTCGCCTCGCGTATCTGGTACATAGGATCAATGCTGGTAAATGATCTTGACCCGAAGCTAACCTTCTTCAGATAGTTCGAGTCCGACTGGGAAACCTTCTCCCATAGTTCCATATTGTTGTTCTGTGTCATCATTTTTCTCCTTTCTGACGACTGTTACAACCAAGCGGCTGTTCCTGTATTCAATGCGAACAGCTTCTTTTGGTGTATGAATCCAGACTGATCTCCAGCCAAGTTCATACTCATTACCAATGAGATGATGCAGAGGTTCCGCATCCTCACTGATTAGTGGATGTTCCGACATTGGTTCTCCTTCTCATCCTCCGTCATCTTTGTACGAAAGAACCCTTTGTGTTGTGGGTGTTCGTACATAAATAACCTAGCATAATAAGCACGATGATTGTTAGATAATTTAAACTTTTCTCCTCTAGTTTCTATCTCTGTGTGCCATCGGATGCGCTCAAAGATTGCGTTGACAGAGTAGTTCTGATGCCCACTGTCAATTACCTGAAAGGTAAATTGTTTGAGCAGTTCATACACATGCGGATTCTGTTTGTGGTATTCCCACCACTTATGTTTGAGGCTCTGCTTCATTTTGTGTAGACCCTCAGTGAACCTCGCTTGTCCCGCCTGATTGAGATCTGGTCGTTGTAAACCTCTCTCTCATCGACAGCCACCATCTGCTTGAGAGTCTTGAGCGCATTGGCATGTACTTTGGCAGCATCTTTCGTTTCAAGATACTCAATGGTGTGGTGTTGAAAGCTGTTGTCAGTACCCGCATCACGCGCAACCATGTCGTTGATTGCGATCTGGTCAATGCCAGCAGTGATGTGTGGCATACCAAGTGGCGGCTCCTTCTCATCCTCTACATGTTGCCAGAACTCTTTGAGATGCACGAACATGCGTTCAAGAAACTGATCATCTCTATTAATCTTGACGTATTCATAGCGTCTGTTGCCAAAGATGTTTGAGAAGTACATAGAGTTAAGACCAGACACCTTCATGTAGAACTGAAGCTGTGGCATGTAACGCTCAAGTTGTTTGTTCATGTTTGTTGATTCATTGGTGTGCTTGCACTCAAGACCAAAGCGTTCTTCATAAATCTTGAACTCTCCATCAAGTACGCCCCGGCAAGGTACTCCATTCCACATGAAGTGATACTTAACTTGCTGTTGTACCTCTACCTGCTTGTCTCTCTCAAAGAGTTTTACATTGAATGGCTCTGTCCAGATACCAAGCTGAACTGCAAGTACATCGGAAAGATCTTCGGATTCTCTGTAACCCATCTTCTCCATCCATAGTCCATGCCAGTCTCCATCCATGATACGCAGTGTGTCACTGCCACCAAGGAATCCTGTCCTATCTTCTTTTGTCATTGCTAATCTCCTTTCATCTCTGTTTTAGCAAATTATTCTGCGCCCTGCAATCTGCGCTTGGCGGCAAGTGGTATGCCCATCAATGCCCTGCCAATATCTTTCTGGATGCCTCCAGTAGAAATTAAATGTTCCATTTCTTCTATGTGCATGTCACACTTTTCGATTGTCCAACCTTGAGTGGCTGGCTCATCTTTCCTTCCTCTGTTTTCTTCTGGCTTTTCTTTTGCTTTTGCCAGTGCGCGATCAATAGAGCCGTATCTATGTTGCCACTCTGCATTTATCTTGGATGCGTGTTTGGCAATCATGGCTGGTGTGAACCAGATACGATAGCTTTGTTCTGTGACACACCGATCCCATATCTTCTTCACAAGACCATCAAAGGTTTCTTGGTTTGGAACCTTGGTTGAGATGCGAGAGTTGATTGCCTTTCGTATCTCCTGACCGTACATCTTCTTGGCCTCGACATCATTCTGGATGTTCTTTGGACAGGTGTACATCTTGGTCATAGGGCGAATGAAGTTCGCGTGTATGCTCTTCTCTCTGCTATCAAAGTCCATTCTTGATGCCCCTTTTTTTCATGTAGGCTCTCTTGTGATGCAAGACAGTTGTGTGATCTCTGTCAATCAACCAGCCTATCTCTGGATAGGAGTAACCACGCTCATGCAATGCATAGCAAAGTTTCTGTCTGGCATTTATTACTTCGGGTTTGTCTCTGCGTTTAGATGTAAACTCGATTGATGTAACGCCTTCATCTTCCAAGAAGTCCCGCAAGAACTCGTTCATCTGCGCCTTGCGATAGCGCAGTGTTTGTGGGTCATGTGGTTTCATTTAGCATTTCCTCTACTAATTCGCCGGGAACAATCAGCACCCACTTTCTGTCGGTGCCGCGCTTGTAAACAGCAATGTCTCTGTTATCAAGAACTGTGAATGGTGAAGGGAATCCTTTCTCTTTCCTGTACTTCACCTCACAGATCAGATTCTTTTTGTTGTAGGTAACAACCAAGTCTCCTGAGTATTCACCACCCAGCGACCCTGATAATGGCTGTCGCTTGGTGGGAATACCCCAAGAGTTAAATAGCTTTTCAAAAAACTTTTCGTGGTATGTACCTTTGGCTTTGCTTTTACTAGTCATACAATTCCCATTCTATATGTTTGAGATCAGTGTCCTCATATAAATCTACGATGTCTTGATCTTCTCTTAGTTCATCAAGTTCTTTGTCGGTTATGTGTATCGTGTAATATTCTTTAATAACTATTTTGTTTAGTTTTTCTACCATAAGAAATCCCTCTTTGGTTTTGCCACATCTTCCTGAAAGCAGATGCGACAGATAGTTTGGTGTTCTTCTGGTTCGATTTGTTTGAGTAAGACTAACCAGTCACTAGCTTTCTGCTTGCATTTCTCGCATGTGACGTAGAAAGTCTTCTCTTTCTTAGGCATCTTTGTCTCCAAAAATAGCTTCGATTACTTCACCAGATACCTCATGCGCTCTGCGTTCATCTGATGTTGCAACCATCTTGGTTGCCACCTCATTCAAATGTCTTTGCACATGATTGGATATGATAGCTGATACTGAGCCACCATCCTCCTCCTGTTTATCCAGCCAGTTCACAGCAGAAGCATAGACAGTAGCTAGAAACTGTTTGTTAGTTGGTGTGATTTCTTCAACCAGTTTTATCACATCAATATCAATCTCATGCGCCTTCATCTCTCGCATCCGGCGCAGTAAATCATTCTCAAGATCTTCAAGTGTTGGTGTCATTTGTGTTCTCCTTTCAGTTGAACTGTAATTACGAAAAGCCCCAGTTATTAACTTATCGGTCATAGATTCTCCTTTCATTCGGGCGATTGACCACAGCACCCGCCCTCACATGGGCGGGGCGGGGCTGGGGACAACGCCCTGCTACTCTGCCGCAACCTTCATCATTGCTTCAGATCTTGCTTTGTGCATGAAGGCTACCGCTTTTTGTGCGTCAGCCATTGCGCTGATTAGGGCTTTGGGGTTGTCTTTCAGACCATCAAGCCAGTTGTTCAGATACTTTGCGTGGTCTGCTGTTGGCTCTGGTTCGAGTTCAAACTCGACAGCCAGCAAGACAGACCCAAGCTCTGCAATGAGTTCTTCATATGCATAACTCTTCCTGAATGATGCACCTTTAAGGTCACGATCAAGCCTAGACTTGTGACCTGTCCAGTGAACATGCTCATGCAACAGTGTTGAATAGAAGTTCTGTGTTGCAGTTGCATCCTTCGTATCCAAGAACTTGTGGCTTTCAGGCATGGATATGATGTCCGTCAGAGTATTGTAGCAAGCCCTGTTGCCGTGGTACTGAACATCAGAGCCAAGTGCGGCAACAAAGTCTTCAATATCTCTGTGCTTGATTACCTTGCAGTCAGTTGGTTCTGGTGCCTCTGGCTCTTCATAATCAAGTAGCTGGCACTCATTCCAGACAGGATAAATCTTTGCCCATTGGTATGCTTTGTCTTTGTCATCATCAATGGTCACGCCATACTTGAGGACACGACCACCCGGCCCCTTTGGTACATGCCTACCAAGTGCCTTCCATTGCTTGAATGTACCCCACTTGTTTGATGTGTACCCATTGACGGCACCGTCAATCATCAGGCCAAAGACATTGCATCCTGAATACTTTAGTCCGGTTGAACCATTGACAGGCCATTGTAATGAACCGCTTTTGCCAACCCAAGGCTTGACCCAATCTTTCCCATGTTTTTCAATGCTATCTACGAAACGAGATACCATCTGCTCTGTATACTCTTTCGGTTTCATTCGCCCAGTTCCTCTCTCTCATACTGTTCGATAGTTGACTGACTCCAAAGTGAACTCAATTCGAGATCGCGCATTGCAAGACGTTCTTTTAGCTTTTCATTTTCATCAAACAATTCTTTTAGTTGCTTGTGCAAATCCCAAAGATCTTTGAAACTCACGTTAATGTTTTCTGCTATTTTAGTCATAAGTTCTCCTTTCATTATGACGAGGGCTGCACCCGCCCTCACCCACGGCAGGGGCGGGTGCAACCTGAGTCATACATATTCTAGTATTTCAAAATCATCGACCCACATGGGTTCCATTTTGATATGACTTGGCTCAACCACATCAATCAGTTTTGCCCCGTCTTCTATCTCTGTCATCTGTGCTGGGGACAACTCAATCTCGCAAGCCATCTTTACCAGAACCATCGCTCCTTTTTGTTTAGTCATTGATATCTCCTCTGTTGACAATGAAGTTCTCTAACTCAGATTGTGGAAACACATACACTCCAGTTTGAGTTTGCATATCTTTCAAACCCATTGCGGCGTGTTTGATTTCCAAATCGTTTTGATCTCTCAAGCCCATCATCAAATCATTGAAACGATAGACTAGGGTTTTTACTTGGTGGTTTGTGCAATCGGTTTTCATTTCAACCCCCAAACAACCAAACAAAGAAATAGATTTCAGCTAACACAAGCGTCAGCGAAACCACCGCAAGAATATCTAAAGCTAAGTTTTTCATGTTGAGTTCTCCTTCTCAGTAATCATTATCCACACCCTGTGTATGTTGTCAACAGGGTATATCGAGCAAAAAAGGGGAAGCGGGGCGTTAGCCCCGCCTCCCTGAGTGTTAGTCGGACAACGTGTCCCGACATAGGATTGCGGCATCGCGGAACATTGAGGCTCCGTGCATCTGCATCTCCATGCGGTCGCACCAACGCTCTGCGTTCTCGCGGCGTGTGTCGTAGACCGTGGTGTTAGGCTCATTGATTGCCTCACGCTCCTGCTTCTCCTGAATGGCGCGCTCTACATAGATCGCATCATCCAGCTTAGCTTTGGCCTCTTCGACCTTCGTTGCCTGATACTCCGCATCGCGGTCTGCGCGCCATACGAGGTTCTCAGCCATGCGCTCACGCGCATACTTGAGTTCATCAGTTTTGGGATAGATAGTGTCGATGAGGTTGTGCATCATCTGTGCGGCAGTCTTTACGTCTGCTTCGTATTCGTTAACTACTTTAGTTGCTTGCTTCTTAGACATGGTAAACTCCTTTATTACTAAGATTGCTATGTAGCTTCTTCTCGCTACAATACCCCCGGTATCACGCGTTTTCGGGCTGTCAAGGCAAGCCGGAGGCGCAGTCCGGCAACTATTTGACAGCATTGCGGAGAGTATCAAAGCACTCGCTCGGCGACATGAAGTGTCGCCTAGCCTTGGTAATTTGGGCAGATGCACCACACACACGATGACCAATAGTTGCACCTTGACCGCCCTAAAACGTGTGATACCCTGCATGTATTGTGAGAGAGAGAATAGGGCCTTGCATGCCCCCACGCCCACAGCCCAAGGCGAGGACGTTTGGGGGCATAAGCAGAAGGCCCGTAAGACGATATTGACCGCGCCGCCCTTGGCCGCGCCAATATCGTCACGACCCTATCGTACCCGTACTCAGTACTCTGTTCGTGGCAACCCGCCTGTACACGCCCCTCGATGGGGCGGGTATGGGCATAATTGCAAGGGGTGTTGCATAATTGCAGCTTGATTTATCTTGACGAACCCTCTTAAACTCCGGAAGGCATGCAACCAGCAGAGCATGAACTGGCACAACTGAGGATTATGTTGAGTAATGAATGTAGTAAAAAGTGAACGTAAGCTCACTCGCAAACAGCAGTCACTCGTGGAACACCTCGTAGCAAATGGTGGAACGATCAAGGATGCGGCACACGCAGTGGGATACGCCGAGGGTGAGAGCGGAAGAGTGAGTGCAAGCAAGGCGTTAGCCTTGCCGCATGTGCAGGCGTATATGGTAGAGAAGATTAGAGAACAACTTGGGGTTAGGGCTACTCTCGCCCTGTCCACTGTGACAAAGCTAGCCAGCACTGCGAAGAGTGAGTACGTCCAGCTTGAAGCTAGTAAGGATTTGTTAGACCGGGCTGGTTTCAAGGCACCAGATAAGCATATGCATTTGCATGCTGGCGATATCCGAGTAGACATCGACCTTGGTTAGAGGGGGTAGGGGGGAAAAGTTGCGTTGCATGTAGTCGCCCACATCCCATACAAACATTTTTTCTTCTCAAGGCTCGAAAAAAAACTTATACTCCGAATGTCTTGATAGATTGAGGAATGTGAAGTGGTAAGTTTGTTACCAGAAAATGCGTACCAATACGCTAGATTTAGAGTTGGAAACGCTGTTACCAATACTCTTGGTATTCCTTTTGCGGCTGGTGATACAAACATTGCTCTGTTGGCTGACGACAAGCTGGATGTTCTTAGGTCGGCTGTCGCAAAGGCGAGGGCAGATGGTAGAGGTTTTGTTTCTTACGAAGACTATCCGACTATGAAGGATGGGACGCGCCCTGAAAATTTTTATAGGGGTGAAAGGCTCGATCAGGATTATCTTGATCTTTACACAACGTCTGCAACTGATCCTGTGTTTGAGATGTTTACCCTTGTAGGTGCATTTAATTTTAAGGACACTGCTGATGGTGGTTTTTCAATAAAGGACGCATATAATTTTAATAAGGCTAAAAGTCTTGAGAGTGCTAGGGCTAATCCAAAAGATGCCCATGCTGAACTTACATTTGCCGCGCAAGATGTAGATCAAACTTTTACTTTTAATATTGCTGGCACAGTGCCGCCCAAAGACTCTGACGCAAATATTTTTGATTATGCTTATGCAAATAACTTTATTAGCGCGGCCTACAATACTGTAGCTGATAGCTTTGCTGAGAAGGGTTCAGTTAAAACTGAAGATGCTCCATTAGAGTTTATTGCTCTTGCTAGAGAGAAGCTGACAAACTTCTTTGCGGCAAATCCAGAGATTCAAACTACCTCACTTACTGATATTGATATGCCTGACTTTGAGGACATGCCGGATGTTATGCAATACTTTGCGGCAGAGAAGTCTCCTGATGGTGGCTTCAAGATCTATGATAAGTTCAGAGACTCTGCACAGGATGTGGTGGAATCCCTTGGTGGTATTTTAGATATTGATGTTGAGATCCCTTCTTTTGATAGAATGGTTGGAAGCATACCGGATGTTAATGTTAACATTCCTTCTCCCAGTTCTGTTTTGCCTGTAAGCATATTGAGTGATGAGCGCATGGAACAGATGCGCCAAGCTATTGATAAGCGTCTTTACAGCGATAGCATTGATGACATGGCTTTTGGTGAGGCATTTGCGAAAAGCCGCAGGGATGGTTTAGAAACATTTAACTGGCGTGGGAACTCCTACACTACCCAATACAAGGAAGAGGCTAATGTCTAAAGACCCCCGCCTTGTACGTTTAGGGCTGAGGCGTTACAATCAAGTTAAGCGCACACCGAACCATCCAACTAAATCACACGTTGTGGTGGCAAAAGTAGGTGATAAGATCAAAACCATTCGCTTTGGTGAGCAAGGAGCTAAAACTGCTGGCAAACCAAAAGCGGGTGAGAGTGAGAGGATGAAAAAGAAACGTGCTAGTTTTAAGGCGCGTCACCGTAGAAACATAGCCAAGGGCAAACTGTCTGCGGCTTATTGGGCAAACAAGGTGAAGTGGTAATGAAGAATCCTATGGCAAAGTCACTGCTTGATAAGAAATACAAGCAGCGCAAAGTAAAGCCCAAGAAGGGTAAGGGATCCTACAAGCGGGGATCTTACTGATGAAGGGCGTACCTCACTTCAAAAAGGATGGCTCTTTGTTTAAGGGCAAGACTCACAAGATGGAGGGTGGTGAGGTGCATACTGGTGCAAGCCACACTAAATCTAGTGAGAAGCTATTCCATTTGAAAGAGTTGCCCAAGAAATCCAGGCAACGTGCTTTGACTTCTATGAAGAGGAAAGCATAATGGCTGTCAATGCGGCAGGGAATTACACGAAGCCAGCAATGCGGAAGCGCATATTTAATCGCATCAAGGCTGGTGGCAAGGGTGGTGCGCCGGGGCAGTGGTCTGCTCGGAAGGCTCAGATGCTTGCTAGAGAGTACAAGAAACGTGGTGGCGGGTACACTAGTTGAAGAGGCGTAACCTATGGCACTCAAAAAATCACAGAGAAGCCTACTTCAATGGGGCAAACAGAAGTGGCGCACCAAAAGTGGTAAACCTTCTACTCAGGGGCCAAAAGCAACGGGTGAACGTTATTTACCTGAAAAAGCGATTAAAGCTTTATCGTCCCGTGAATACGCCGCCACTACGTCTGCTAAACGCAGAGCGACTCGAAGAGGTAAACAATTTTCTAAACAACCGAAACGAATTGTGAAAAAGACAGCGAGGTACAGATCCTAATGTTCTTGCATACAATAAATGAAGAAGAACGCAGAATACTTAGAACGATTGTAAAGAAGGTGCATCTGAAGCATCACCCCAAAGAATTTTGTACTGATTACGAAGCTGATAAACTCATATCCATTATCGCGCCGGAGGTTGTAGAAAAACTGATGAAAGTCGGCAAGGATATGAAAATTGACGACCTTTAAGTATAAACCAGATGGTGACACGCTTAAAACCTTTATGAAGGATAGCACCTTCTTCAGAGGTTTGCGTGGGCCTGTAGGCTCCGGCAAATCTGTTGGTTGCTGTGTGGAGGTATTCCGTAGAGCCTTAGAGCAAGAAAAGAATGAGGAAGGTGTACGCAGATCGCGCTGGGCAATTATTCGTAACACTAACCCGCAACTTAGAACTACTACAATCAAGACATGGCTGGACTGGTTTCCTGAAGATACATGGGGCAAGTTCCAGTGGTCTGTTCCCTATACGCATCACATCAAGCAGGGTGACTTGGATCTGGAAGTTATCTTTCTTGCTCTGGATAGACCAGAAGATGTGAAGAAACTGCTTTCTCTTGAATTGACTGGCATCTGGATCAATGAGGCTAGGGAGATACCCAAGTCTATTATTGATGCCTGTACAATGCGCGTTGGACGTTTCCCGTCTATGCGTGAGGGTGGCCCGACTTGGACGGGCGTGATTGCAGATACTAACGCACCGGAGGAAGACCATTGGTGGCCTATCATGTCAGGAGAAGTACCAGTTCCAGATCACATCTCGGCAGAAGAAGCAAGGATGCTGGTCGCTCCAGACAACTGGAAGTTCTTCACTCAACCAAGCGCAATGATAGAAACAAAAGACGAGAACGGAACAATTACAGGATACCAGCCAAACGAGAGTGCAGAAAACCAAAAAAATATGTTGAAGAGTTATTACTCGAATCTGATACAGGGCAAGACGAAAAGCTGGATAGACGTATATGTGATGAACCGCCTTGGCAATATCAACGATGGAAAACCAGTGTACCCGATGTGGGTGAGTGATATTCACATTGGCAAAGAGGAAATACCTATAGCTTCTGGTGTTCCTATATATGTTGGCTTAGACTTTGGGCTGACTCCTGCGGCTGTGTTTGGTCAGTGTGTGCGCGGCAGATGGCTTATCTTGCAAGAGATAGTCGCATTTGACATGGGCATTGTAAGGTTTGCTGAACTACTTCGGCAGGAGATTGCAACCCGATACTCTGGCTGTGAGGTTAATATTATTGGTGATCCTGCTGGTGACTTCAGGGCGCAGACAGATGAAAGCACACCCTTTCAGGTATTGCGTGGTGCAGGATTGACTGCTCGTCCAGCACAATCAAATGATGTGTCACTCCGTATTGAGGCTGTGGCTGGAACTTTGAACCGAATGGTTGAGGGTCAGTCAGGCTTGCTCGTAGACTATCGGTGCAAGGAATTGATTAAAGGCTTTGAAGGTGGGTATGGCTATCGGCGTATGCAAGTATCCGGTGAGCGTTACGATGATAAGCCAGACAAAAATAGGTTTTCCCATATCCATGATGCTCTTCAATACCTAATGCTTGGTGGTGGGGAGGGTCGTCATGTGTTGGGTCATAACAATGTTGCGAAGCCTGTGCAACTCAAAAGAAACTATGATGTCTTCACAAGACGCGAAAAAAAGAGTAAAACTAGTATCTGGTCACGAATGATGTAGGTGCAACATGGCTGAGTATACAATTCAAGGTTTACGGGATCGCCAAAAAGAACTCAACTCTATGAAGAGTATGTTTGCGAGTTTTGGGCCCAATGCGTATAGAAATCCTATGTCTACATTTATTAATCCCGACACAATAGGTAAGGCTCAACAAGAACTTGATAGATATACTGCTGGCTACAATGCACAAGTAAAAGCACAGGAAGATGCAATTCGAGCAGAACAAGAAGCTGAAAGAAAAAGAATTGAAGCAGAACAAAAAAGAATCGAAGAGGAGCAAAAACAAATACAAGAACAACAAGAAGTAGAAAAAGAAAAAGAAGAGCGTATTGAAGAGTATGGCGTAGAAGAAGCCAAGGATGTTCCCGGTGTAATAGAAAACCGCAGAAGGCAAGCGGCTGTAGATAAAGCAAGTAGTATGGCTGTAAGAATGACTAGCCGTGGTACTCGTGGTCGGCGTGGTACTTCTGCGGCTCCGGGGCGTGGTCGCGGATTCTTTGATCGTTACTTTGCTTGAGGTAAGTTATGAGTTGGGCAAGTTTTTTTACAGGATTAATAAAGGCCGCACCAAGCCTTTTGTATATGGGTGCTACCTATGAAGGTATGCGAAGCCAACGAAAGGCCGCAGATGCCGCAAGACGACAACAAGAAGAAGCACTGAAGGCTCAACGTCTATCTTTGGAAGATCAGCGTAAAAGTTTAGCTGAGATGCAAGCAGAGTCAGCGAAGGCTAGAGAAACAGCAGAAGCACAAAGAAAAGAAGAAGAAAAGAAAGTTACAGAAGTTAAATCAGAGGCCAAGCAAGAGCGTCTTGAAGAAGACGTTGCTCGTATAAAACGCCGCAGGGGTCGCAAATCCCTTGTGACTGGACAGAAGGGTGGTCTTGGATTCTTTGACCAGTATTTTAATGCATAAAGAACAGACAAAAAAGTTTCTCCAAAAGTACAAAAAAGCAAAAGCTGAACGTGCAGTCTTTGAGGACTTGTTTCAAGAGTGCTATGACTATGCGCTTCCTCAACGGCGTGGGTATTATTTTGAGGCTCCGGGGCAACGCAGAGATGAAAGAATATTTGATGAAACTGCTGTAGTTGGAACTCAAGAGTTTGCATCTCGCTTGCAGTCTGGCCTTGTCCCAAACTTTGCGCGTTGGGCAGATCTTGTTTCAGGAAGCGAAGTTCCTGCTGAAGAGCAGGATGAAATCAATAACAAGCTGGATGAAGTAACTGAGTATATCTTTGAGGTATTGCAGAACTCAAACTTTGGTCAAGAGATACATGAGTGCTTCTTGGATCTTGCTGTAGGTACTGCTTGCCTGATGATTAATGAAGGTGACGCAGTGCATCCTGTTAAGTTTAGTGCTGTGCCTATGCCTCAGATTGTTCTTGAATCGGGGCCAGATGATGTGATTGACCATGTGTATCGTGAGCGTGAGATGCGCTATTCTGATATTCCGCATGTCTATAAGAAGGCAACCATATCTACAAATCTTGCTAAAAAGATGCAACAAGACCCAGAGGGCAAGTGCAAACTCCTTGAGGTTGTGTGTCGTTTGTACGACAAGCCGAATGAGGAACGTTTTGGTTACTATGTGATTGAGCAACAGTCTCAGGAGATGATTTTTACTTCTGAGTTTAAGGGTGTTGGCTCTAATCCATTTATTCCTTTCCGTTGGGCAAAAGCGGCTGGCGAAACTTATGGGCGTGGGCCGTTGGTCAATGCTTTGAGTGCTATCAAAACAACTAACCTTACTGTTGAGTTGATTCTGGAAAACGCTCAGATGGCTATCTCTGGTATCTATCAGATGGATGATGATGGTGTTATTAATGTTGATACCATCAACCTTGTTCCCGGAACTGTTATACCAAAGGCACCGGGAACGGGCGGCTTGCAACCAATCCAGCCAGCAGGAAGTTTTGACGTTGCTAATCTGGTGTTAAACGATATGCGCCTAAACATCAAACGTGCGCTGTACAATGATATGCTTGGTGATCCAAACAAAACGCCAGCTACAGCAACAGAGGTTGCCGAAAGAATGGCTGACTTGTCGCGCAGAATTGGCTCTGCGTTTGGTCGCCTGATGGCAGAGATGGTTCAGCCCATCTTGCAACGTGTAGTATTTATTTTGAAAAAGCAGGGGCGCATCGACCTTCCGAATGTGAACGGAAGAGAGGTAAAGGTTCGCAGTGTATCACCACTTGCACAGGCACAGGCTAATCAAGATATTGGAACAGTGGATCGTTTTCTTGAAATGGTTGCTGTTCGCTTTGGGCCTGAGATGGTCAATATGCTAGTTAGTTCAGAGGAGGCGGCGATTTACCTTGCCAAGAAGTTTGGGGTTCCAGACACACTGGTAAGGGATGAGGCAGAGCGTCAGCAGATGCAACAAATGGCGGCAATGATGCAACAGCAACAAGCGGCTCTGCCACCGCAACAATAAATGTCAAACATATCTATTGATGGGTTTCCGCGTTCTAAAGCGGTAGATGAAAAGATATCTCAAAATATTCAAGCATTGTTTACGGACAATCTTGGCAAAGAAGTTCTGTCTTACTTTCGCTCAATAACCATTGAAGCTGTGAGTGGGCCGAACATTAGTGACGCTGAACTCAGACATCTTGAGGGTCAGCGTTATTTAGTTGGCCTCATTGAGAGGCGCATCAAACATGCAGAAAAGGTAAAATCTAATGAGTGAAGCAACAGATAATGCGGAAGCTCCTGCTGAAGCAGTAGCAGAAACACCTGAAGCCGTAGCTGTAGAACGTCCAGAGTGGCTTCCAGAAAAGTTTAACACACCAGAGGATCTGGTTAATTCTTACTCTTCTTTGGAAAGCAAGCTGGGTAAAAGCGAGGAAGACTTACGCACTTCTATTATTGAGGAACTGGAGACTGCCGCAACTGAGGGTGTGCCTCAAGCGGCTGGTGAGTACAAAGTTCCTGAAGAATATATGGCAGAAGGCGAGGAACTTAGTTATGAGTTTCTGGAGAAGTATGGGGAGTTTGCCCATAAGAACGGTTTTAATCAGGAAGAGTTTGAGACTGGTCTTCAGGATATTATTAATATGGTTCCTTCTGGCCCGGACATTGAAGAGGAAAGTAAAAAGCTAGGCGAAAACGCCAATGCCCGTATTGAGGCTGTTGGTCTGTGGGCGCAGAAGTTTTTTCCTGAAAATCTAGGGTCAGAAATCATGCGTATTGGACAAACTGGTGATGGTGTTATTCTGCTAGAAACAGTGATGAACGCTTTGAATGAAACACCTATATCCAGTGATGCTGTCAGTCCATCTCGTCTTTCACAGGATGATTTGAACACAATGATGAAGGATCCGAGATATTGGAATCCAACCCAGCGTGACCCTGCCTTCATTAAAGAAGTGGATGAAGGGTTTAGAAAGCTATTCAAATAGGTTGCAAAAATGCAACTAATCAGGCATTATCTCTTGTGATAGGCCCGTATGTAGCTGATAGCCCCCTTGGGATAACTAGATGAGGCGATGACGGACAACCAATCCTGAACTGTAATTGTAACTTTTTTAAGGACTGTAAAGATGGCTAATACTATTGACCAAGCCTTTATTACGCAGTTTGAAACTGAAGTGCATCTTGCTTATCAGCGTATGGGGTCTAAACTTCGTAACACTGTGCGCCAAGCAACCAATGTCACTGGTTCAACTGCTCGTTTCCAGAAAATTGGTAAAGGCGTTGCCAACACCAAATCTCGGAACGGTGATGTAACAAGCATGGAGCTTGTACATACAAATGTAACCGCAACTCTGACGGATCATTTTGCTCCCGAATACATCGACAAACTTGACGAACTCAAAACAAACATTGATGAGCGTCAAGCTGTTGCTCAATCGGCGGCATATGCTCTGGGTCGTAAGACTGACGAGTTGTTGATTACTGCTATGGATGCTGGTGCTAACAGCACACAAATCCACGACACAAGCTCGGCTCTTGAAAAAGCTGACCTGTTGTCACTCTTTGAAACCTTTGGCGGTGCTGACATTCCAGAGGACGGTGGACGTTACCTTGCGATGAACTCGAAGGGTT